CCGCTTTAGACCAACGAAAACATACAAAGGGATTAGAGCCTGTTCCAGTAAATTGTTCTTGATGTATTAACTCTTGTTTTGTTCTATCAATAACAAAGTAATCATATCTTTCTTCATTTTTCTTTTGATAGTTTCTACAAACAACTTCTAAGACTTTCGCTTTTTCTTCTGGCGTTGATTCGACTCCTTTACGTACTTTTTCAAGTAAATTTGCTTTCGGATATGCGATAGGTATATCGATATATTTAAGTTCACGTTCCCTATAAACGTGGTCAATGTTATCATCAGGCCCAGTGTCCAGCATAACAGATGGTAATGGGATTGCATTAAAGCGGACTGGATTAATTGCATTGCCTTCTTGAACCAATAAGATGCCTGTGCCGACAGCCAAATCCATAAAGCTTTCGTGTATTTCCTGACCAAAGTTAGAGTTTTGAATAACTTCAAATACATATTCTGTAACCTCATCTAACTGATTATTTACTGCATCTTGCTCTTCTTTTGGAACTTCTGAACCAGCAATAAAGTCAGCCCAACGAGCAAAGTTAGGAACAAGACCAGATTGCAAACGAGATGCAAACTCTTGTGTACCAACAACGGCTGTTTCATCAAATATCTTATCATCTCTTCTTTGACCTACTGCTTCTGTAAAAAAACTTTTACGCATAGGCAAAGCATATTCATAACATTCTTCATATAAAGGCTCAAAATAAGAACGATGTGTTTTAGCTCGTTCGTATTTTTGCAACATGTTTTCAGCTAGTTTATCCATTATAATGTTTCGCTATAATATCCTAATCCACCACGATTACTAGTAAGTAAAGAGCGTAAACCAGATCCACCCCTCATTCTCCTTACACGCTGTTCTAAAGCTTCTGCTTTATTGTCAGCTATTTTTTTACGTTCAGCCGCTTCTTGATCTCTTCGCATTTGCTCAATAGCTGGATCAACAGCAGTTCGTGTTGGTCCTGATGATCGTCTTGGTAAACACATATTAAGCTCCTTTACATTCTAGCCCATAATCCTTGTCTACGCTTTCTAGGTTGTCTTGTAAAGACATCGTATTCTCTTTTTGCTTGGAAAGCACCCTTTGTTATGTTCATATTATGCATAACTTGTCTACCTTCACCTGCTCCTAACATAAGATATTGAAGCGCATCATGTATATGAGAGTAATGATTTTTTTCTGGCTTGTCATCAAATCTTTCTCCAGAAACCTGCAACCTTCTATATTGATAACCACCTTCAAAACCTTTTATGATATTACGACATCTTGGGTCTATAAGAAAGCCAGATTGCCCTTCTATCATTCGATTTAATGGAGACTGCACAGATTCAAGCCTTAAAGATACATCATTAGAAGGCGCAGGTCTAGCAACCAAACCAGCTCCACGCAAAATCTGAAAAGGTGTTGATTCATCAGTTTGCGCACGAAAATCACCAGCAGGGTCGCCAAATATAATAGCTTCACAAAAACTATATCGTGTTGCTAGTTCTTGTCTTAGTATTTCAGAAAACTTTACAATGCCCATATCAAAAGCAACTATCTCTTGTAAGATAAGCCATCTACCTCTTATTTTTTGCCCAAACACACAAGCAGGAGTAAGGCCAAAATCAATACCAATATAAACAGGTATGGAGGCGGCAACTGGTATTTCTTCTTTGGCAACATGGACATCAGGTGCAAACATGGGATAAATGGGTTTACCATCTTGAATACTCCCTAACTTATTCATTACATACACATCAATCCAGCTTTTTGTTTTACCCTGTACAATGTTAGGATAATAATCTTCTCTCATGTTTATTATGTTTTCAGCTTTTGTATTTGGTATATATTCTAATACATTGCCTTCATTATCTTTCTTTTCTATCATTCCAGAAGGTTGTGTAAAGAACTGCCAGTTACTTGGCTTTACTAACATCTTTGCTTCTTCTTTTGCAATGTGGTCTGGAACTGGTACTTCACCTGACATAATAGGCCACCAATGGTCTTCTTCTGGTGCATTCGTATCACAGATTAATCCTGTCCATGTGCATCCACCATCTTTCATAGAAGGGAATCTACCACAACGCATAGAAGCCGCATCAATAATGCTCTTACTTACTTCTCTTGCTTCATTTATCCACACACCAGTTACCTCTAATGATAATAGTTTCTTTACATCTTCTGGCCTATCAAGAGCTAAAAATATAACCTCAACATCTAAATCATGTGTTTGTATCTTGTGTGTATAAGGAACAGACCAGTTAAACTTCCCCCAGACATGTTCTGGAAACCAATCAAGCCATGTTTTTATTGTGGTAGTTCTTAATTGTGGATTGGTATTACGTATGATTGCCCATCTTGAGCGTCTTATTCCATCAGCATTTGGCTCTTGAGCTAATGCTCTTCTAAATATTTCAACACAACAAGCAACAGATTTACCACTTCCAACTGGGCCACGAATGCCACGAAAGAAACTATTATCTTTCATAAAGTCTTTAATTACTTGTCCATTAGGTTTGTATTTAAAGTTTGTCACGATTGTCTATTCCAAACCTTATCATACGTTCTACAACCTCTGGCCCAATAGTATTAATAACTTTATCAGCTTCTGTATTAGTACAAAATTCTTCTGGGTGATGTATTAAATGTACCTTCTTAACAACCTGTCTTAGAATATCTCTATCTTCTTTCTTTAAAGAATGTAGAAAATAACTCATCGATATGCCTTTGTTTTCTTAGCTATATTTTTAGGTTGCTTACTAAACTGCTTGCCTTTTTTTATTGCTTTGCGTTTGGCGGCAGTAGAGGCGGCATACTCTGAGGAGGATAGAGCTTTAATTGCCGCCTCTGGGAGATAGCGTTCACCTGTTGCTTTCGAGCCTTGAGTAGAGGGCTTCCCAGACTTGGTGCGCCATTTCTGTTTTGTCCAGTTTACTAATGAGCGTTGAGAAGCTTTCACGAAGTATATCCTCCTCCTGCTTTCTTGTAGGCTTTGGCAAGCATCTGCGCTTTACGAGCAGACCATTGACCACTAGCACCACCTTTGTTACCTGCTTTAATGCGTTGAAAGATTCTTCTTCTCATTGCAGGTTTGGTATAATTACCAGCCGCATTAACTGCCATTAATTATCCCTTCCTGCTTTTTTTAATTGGCTTCTCAGTAAAGGTCTTTTAGTAGGTATTTTCATACCTGCATCAGCAGAATATTCTCTAAAAGGAGATGATTCAGTTTTAGTTTTTTTCAATAAACTAAGTTTTGGCTTAACCATTTCAAAAGTTTTAGAGTCAAATAATGTTATAGTACCAAGAGAAGAATCTTTTTTTCTAGCAACTACTAAACCTTTTGCATTTCCAAAATCATATCTTTGTTTATTCTTTACACTTAAATTATCATAATCTGACTTTGAAACCTTTTCATAATTTCGTTTAAACAAAGACCTATTCTTGTCAAACTTGTCTAATTCAGCCATTAGTATCCCCTAGAGTATTTTCCAGCAGGTATTGGCTTTGCTGGTTTTTTCTTTTTAGCTTTAGATGGTGTACGTTTCTTTTGCATCATTTCATTTTCGCTTTCATAATTTTTTGTTGTAATGCTTTAGGTAGTGTCTTTTGCTTTGCAGTTAACATTGATTTCTTAGCCATTT